ATCTACTACTGGGTTGCGTCCTCCGGGGTTACTGTTCGGGGAGTCGACCTGACCGTGTCTGGTGACTCAGACACGCCACTGTTCCAAAACAAAATCGTCGTTTCCGATGCATCACGCTTTGTGCTGGTCTTTGGCACCAACGATTACGGCGCGTCAACGATCGACCCCATGCTGATCCGCTGGTCGGATCAGGAAGACCCTTTTACGTGGACTCCGGCCGTCACCAACCAAGCGGGCAGCATCCGGCTGTCGCACGGCTCTGAAATTATCACGGCCATCCAAACCCGACAGGAAATTGTCACGTTCACCGATCAGGCGCTGTATTCGCTGCAGTACCTTGGCCCACCCTATGTCTGGGGCACGCAGTTGCTCGCGGACAATATTTCAATCGCAGGCCCCAACGCTGTGGCGCTGGCTTCGGGCGTGTTGTACTGGATGGGTGTGGACAAGTTCTACGCGTACGATGGCCGTGTGCAGACACTCAACTGCGACCTGCGCCGCTACGTGTTTGGCGATTTCAACCAAGATCAGGCCTCGCAAGTGTTTGCCGGAACCAACGAGGGGTTCAACGAGGTCTGGTGGTTCTACTGTTCAGCAGGCTCCACTGTGGTGGACAAGTACGTCATCTATAACTACCTTGAAAAAATCTGGTACTACGGCACCATGGGCCGCACTGCGTGGCTGGACACGGGTTTGCAGCCTTACCCGATCGCCGCGACCTACATCAACAACATCGTCAACCATGAAGACGGCGTGGACGACAACTCCACAGACACGCCCGCACCCATCGTGGCGAACATCTCGTCTTCAGAGTTTGACATTGGTGATGGCCACAACTTCGGGTTTGTCTGGCGCGTGCTCCCAGACTTGACCTTTGGCGGCTCCGCACCCTCCCCCACCCCGCAGGTCACGATGACCTTGCAGGGGTTGCAGAACTCCGGTTCCGGTGTCACCGCTTCGGCTGGGCAAGCCGTGGTCAAGGGCAGCTCTTATGTGATCACCGAGGAGTTCACCGGACAGATTTACACCCGGGTGCGCGGTCGGCAGCTGATCTTCAAGCTGGACTCCAGCCAAGTGGGCACCACATGGCAGCTCGGTGCGCCGCGAATTGACATCCGCCCTGACGGTAGGAGATAACCTGTGGCTCAATCCAATACAACTTCCCCCAACCTACCGCTGGCCCCGGAGGAATACAATCGTCAATACATGGACAGGCTCACCAACGTGCTGCGCCTGTTCTTTAACCAGCTTGTTTCTCCGGGTCCAATGGCCGGGTCCACGCAACGCAACGGTACGGAAATCATCTCGGGGCTGAGTTTTTCGCAACCCGATCCGACGACCCCCGGGGCGTTTATTGCCAGCTTGCCTACCGATGCGGATTACGCTAACCTCCGTGTGGGGTCTGTCTACTATGACAGCGCCACAACAGTACTGAAAATAAAGGTCTGACATGAGCTTACACGCCCTTGCCAATGACATGGCTTCAAAAGGTCGCTATGGCGATTCAATGCTGGTGCACATGTCACCCAACGAAGTTGCCGGTCTGCACGCCCTTGCGCTTCACCACGGCGAAAAGCTAACCATCAACCCTGAGACTGGCCTGCCTGAGGCTTTCAGCCTTAAAAAGCTGCTTCCGGCGGTTTTGGGTTTTGCGTTGAACACGTTTGCTCCCGGCCTTGGTACTGCAGTGGGTACTATGTTTGGCGCTGGTGCTGCCGCTGGTACTGCGGCGCTGGTTGGGGGCGCGTACGGCTTGGCCAAAGGCAGCTTGAAAGAAGGCCTGCTGGCGGGTCTGGGGGCGTATGGTGGCGCTGGTCTGGCTCAAGGGTTGGCCGCGTCTGGCGCAAACCAAATTGCTTCCGAAGAAGTCCTTAGACAGCAAGCAGGGCAGCTACCTTTGGAAGGGTCCTCTGCGGCGGAAAACTTCCTCAGCACGCCATCTGCGCAAGCCACGGGTACAGGGTCAACGACCACTATGGCTGACGCAACTGGCTCTGCTTCCCCCGTTGCAGAGGTTGTAGTTGACCCTGTCCAGACGGCCACACAAATGCCGGTTCAAGGGGCCCCAGTTGATTCGGCAAGCCTGAGCACCGCTGGTTACACCCCGCCCACAGGTTTGGAATCTTTGAGCCGTGGTGCGCAGAACATCTACGACCAAGGCAGGATTGGCGAGTTTGCAAAACTGAACAAGAACAACTTGTACGCCATCGGCGCTTCGGCCGCGATGACACCGGAAGACGAAGAAGGCATGCCTGAAACCAAGCGTGACCCCGGCTACATCCGCCCGGCCCGTTACGACTGGCGCACCGGCAAGTACGAGTATTTTGAGCCTGTCGATGCTTCCAAGTGGGGTACGCGCAACCTGTCGGAGTACACAAACGCCCGTGACCCCAATGCCCGCACCCCGATCGGCCGCAAAGCTGGTGGCCTGATGGCCCTTGCCAACGGCGGAGCTATTGCATTTGACGACGGTGGTTTTGTCGTCGGCGGTGGTGGCCCCATGAGCGACGCAGAGCGTCAGCGACTCACTGATCTCAAAGCAAAAGAAGACGCAGACGCGGCGGCAAAACTGGCGGCGTACACGCCGTCTGCACCCCATCTGGCTAAATATTTTGCGGACCCCTCACTGATCCCTAAAAAGTTTGGGGAGACTGAAGCTGAGGCCATCAACCGCCTTAAAGCCGTTGACATGGAGCGCACTGAGCACGTAGCTGGCAGGGACGCTCTGCGGGCCCAAATGGGTCCAAACAGTTTCCATATCGCGGATGATCTGGGGACCGGTGGTGGAACAACCCCCGGCCCAACAACACCCACTCCCGGTGGTGGCGGCTACACGCCCACTCCCGGCCCATCCAATCCGGCACCACCTGTACCAACGACCCCGACCATCGACGCGTCCACAACGGGCGGTTCGCGGGATGCGTACAAGTATTTGTCCGGTCAAGGTCCTTATCCGACCAACCCGTACTTGCCAGAAGGCACCGAGATTGCCAAACCCTACTGGGAATCCGTGGGCATGACCGACCCTTACAAGGGCCCCAAGGTGGCGGACGAGTTGACCAACCCGAACGCTGCACCAAAGACAGCAGCCCCGGTGGGCAAGAAGTGGACATGGAACCCGACAGACCGAAAGTGGGTCACGGAAGACATCATCACACCAACCCCGACTAGGACCGAGGACCCTGCCGGTGCCAACGGCGGTATGGTCAAGCACATGGCCCTTGGCGGTCTTGGTGCGTTGGCTGGTGGCGGCTCGGCCTCCCAGTACAACCTCGGCGACTACTCGGATGGCGGGCGCTTGCTCAAAGGCCCCGGCGACGGCGTGTCTGACAACATCCCGGCCACCATTGGCGGCAAGCAGCCCGCACGCTTGGCTGACGGCGAGTTTGTAGTGCCTGCACGTATCGTGTCTGAGCTGGGTAACGGCTCCACCGATGCAGGTGCCCGCAAGCTGTACGCCATGATGGACCGCGTGCAGAAAGCCCGTGGCAAGACCACCGGCAAGAACCGCGTAGCGGCCAACAGCCGCGCTGAAAAATATCTCCCTGCTTGAGGACTTAGATCATGGCAACCACAACCACCGAAACGCAGTACGGCTTTTCCGACGTACTCAAGCCCTATGCGGAAACGCTCTTGGGGCAGGCAGCCGGTCTCACAGACCTGTCGTCCAACCCGTATTTGCAATACCAAGGCGAGCGCTATGCGCAGTTCAGCCCCCTGCAGCAACAGTCGTTTGCAAACATCGGCGCAATGCAGCCCGCAGGGCAGATTGAAGAAGCGTCTGGTCTTGCTGAGCTGGCTGCCGCACGCGGCCTGAACACACAGTACGGCCCGTCGCAGTACCAGTCGCAGAGCTTCACGCAGCCCGGCGCTGCGCAGCAGTACATGTCGCCGTACATGCAGAACGTGGTGGACATCAACAAGCGCGAAGCCCAGCGCCAAGCGGACATTGCAGGCACCCAGCGTGGTGCCAAAGCTGCTGGCGCAGGTGCGTTTGGCGGTGCCCGCCAAGCCATCGAGAACGCCGAGGCTCAGCGCAACCTGTCCATGCAGATGGGCGACATCCAGAACAAAGGCATGCAGGACGCCTACGGCCAAGCCATGAACCAGTTCAACGCCGAGCAGCAAGCTGCGCAGCAGGCCGCTCAACTGCGGGAGCAGTCTTCGCAGTACGGCGCGGGTCTGGGCATGCAGGGTGGTCAACTGGCGTTGGGTGCAGCCGGTCAACTCGGCACGCTTGGTGGTCAGTACGCTGGCCAGATGATGGACATCAACAAGCTGCAGAACACGTACGGCGGTCAGCAGCAAGCGCAAGCCCAGAACATCCTCGGTGCGCAGTATCAGGATTTCCTGAACGCGCAGCAGCGCCCGTACCAGCAGTTGGGCTTTATGTCGGACATGATCCGTGGCTTGCCGCTGACACAGCAGTCGCAGTCAATGTTCACACCCCCGCCATCCACCACATCGCAAGCGATCGGCTTGGGCACTGCAGCGCTTGGCGCAAGCAAGCTCTTTGCCTCTGGGGGCCGTGTGGGCGCGGGTTTGGCCGATCTGGCAATTGCCAACATGGCATAAGGAAACATCATGGCAGGAATCAACGTCAACCAGATCACGTCCACGCTGGCCAAGTTGCCAGATCAGGCGTTGCAGCAGTATGCACAGCTGCACAAGAATGACCCGTACGTGATGTCGCTGGCCGTGTCGGAGTCCAACCGACGCAAAGAGCTGCGCGCTGCCGGGCAGGGTGCGCAAGGTGGGCAGCCGCAACCCAAAGTCGCTGACGCGGCCATCGCTCAGATGGGGGCCCAGCCCATGCCCGAAGAGATGGGTATTGGCCAACTCCCCGCCCAGAACATGCAGCAGATGGCCGACGGCGGCATCGCGGGCTATGACGGCTACGACGAAGGCGGTATGGCTTACAGCCAAGAACCGGTCATGATGATGGCCGAGGGCGGTGTTGCACGCTACAACGGCATGCAGGGATCGCTGACAGGCGACATCCCCGGTTTTGTTGCAGGCACGGGAAATTTAATTCCACAACAAGGCGCGCCTGAAGAGGTTCCGCTTTTCCGCAGAATGTTTCGAGATGCGCGTGCTGCAGGCACAAGCTACCAAGTTGAACAGGCCAAAGCCCGTATTGCCGCCGGTTTTGGAACATCTGCTGATGAGGCAGTTCTTGCCGCCGCCCAATCTACGGAAAGCAAAGGCCCCTCTCCGCAAGACATGGCACAGTTTGACGCCGCGTCTAACCTGTACATGACAGAGCGCGCAAATAAGCAAGCCACGGGGGCAGCCCCCAAAGCCGAAGCCGCGCCCAAAGCCGACACGGGCCGCAAAGTTTCGGGCATCGGCGCTCCCGCTGCACGCCCTGCCGCGCCCGAGCCGTCTGCTGCCGCACGTTACGCCGCTATGCAAAAAGAGATGGGCATGGGGCCGGAGTCTAGCGCTGATCTGGCTTGGCAGCGTAGCCAGTTGGCCGAGCGCATGCGCGCGCAGTCTAAGGGTGAGCTTGAAGAGTTCGACAAAGAAGCCGCTGCCCGGGGCGAAGCGTTCAAAGGGCGCGAGGAGCGTTTGGCCAAGCGCGAAGCCGGGCTGGGCAAACAGAAGGACGAGACCGCAGGTCTGGCACTGTTGGAAGCCGGTCTGGCCATCATGTCCACTCCCGGCAAGCTGGCCGAAGCGGTGGGCAAAGGCGCTCAGGCAGGCCTCAAAACCTACGGCGCTGGTCTGGAAAAGCTGCGCGCTGCGCAGGAGAAGATGGACGATGCCCGCGATCAGATCGAGGAGTTCCGCCGCAACGAAGCCAACATGACGGCCAAAGAGCGCCGCCAGTTCAAGAGCCAGATCAACCGCACCGAAACCGAAATCGAGAAGATGGGCGTCGAAGCTGCGGAGAAGATGTACGGCTACAAGCGCGACGACGCCAAAGCAGTGTTTGCTGCTGCGACGCAAGAACGCCTCACCGACAAAGAGATTCAAGGCCGGAAAGATGCGGCAAGAATTGGGGCCAACCAAACCCCCGCGCAGATGCAGATCGCATTGGCGCTGGGCAAAGGCAACTTGGAAGACGGGCTGAACAAGATCAAGTCCATCGAAGCAGGCAAGTTCAGCGTGTCCAACTCGTATGCGGACTACCTCAAGGCTTTTGCCGGAAAAGACACCATGACGCCGCCGTTGTCCTTTGCAAACTACGCTGCGCAGTTTGGCGCAGTTCTTCCGCGATAAGCCATAATTGGCAGGCGCTTAAAAATTCGGGGTCGCGCCACCCGATCACAACTTGAGAGATGCTATGGCACAGACGATCCAGCTACCAAACGGTGCGTTTTTTCCCGTCAAAGAGGGTGAGAGCAAGGAGCAGGCGCTGTCTGTTGCCCAGCAGATGTACCCCGACGCTTTCCGTGCGCCGGAAGAAGCTAAGCCCAAGCAAGACACCAAGGGTTTCAAGGCCGCGATGTCTGCCGGTGCCACCCGACTGGGCGGCGAGTTTGAGTTGCTCAAAGGCAAGCTGGGCGTCAAGAGCGAGGCCGAGGCGCAGAAAGAATACGAGGCTGCGCAGAAACGTGCGCAGGAGCGTTTCACCCCCACCGAAGAAGGCTGGACCGAAGCGCCCTTCCAGAAGTTCAAAGAGACCCTTGGCGGTTCCCTGCCGTACATGGCTGCTCCGGCAGCCGCAGGCCTTTCCGCTTTGGCGCTTCCTGCAGCGGCTCCCGCAGCGGCTATTGGCGCGGGCTTGGCTGGGTTGACCTCTGCTGGCCAGTTCACGGCCACCAACCTCGGCGCTCAGATGGGAACAGGCAAGACGCTGGAAGAAGCCAGCCTTGGCAAAGCGGCTGCCGCAGCTGTCCCTCAAGCGCTGATCGACACTGCCGCCATGGCGTTGCTGCCCGGTGTGGGCAAGCTGTTTGGCTCCGTGGGTTCCAAGCTGACGACAGAGCAGGCCAAGGCCATCGCCAGCCAGACGCTGGGCAAAGCCGCCATGGACTACACCGCCAAAACGGGCACGGCCATGGGCCGTGAAGGCATCACGGAAGTGGCCCAGCAGACGCTGGAGCGTTTGCAAGCAGGCCTGAACATCGCTGACCCCGAAGCTCGCAAAGAGTACATCGACAGCTTTATCGGCGGCGCGGTGCTGGGCGGCACGCTCGCACCTGCAGGCCGTTACATGGAGCGTAGCGGGGCACAGAACCAAGCCGCTCGCGCCGAGCGCGAGGAGCGCAGCGTGTTGGCCCAGCAAGCCGCCGAACAGCAACGCGCGGCGAAGCAAGAAGAGGAAGCCCAGCGCCAGACCCCAGAACACGCCCTGCGGGTTGGCCAAGAGTACGACACGCTGTTGCAAGAATTTCAAGCACGCAAGGCCGCGCTCAAGAAGCCCGGCAAAGATGCCACACCGGTCGAGAAGGCTGAGTACGCCGACGCGCAGAAGGCGCTCAAGGAACTCAACGCGCAGCTCAAAGACATCGTGCCCGAGTACCGCCGCACCGAACCGATCCGAAAGCAGGCGCAGGAGCAAGCCCGTGTGGACGCGTTGTCTCCAATGGAGTACCAACTGGAACAAACAGGTGAGGTTCGCCAACTCCCTACAACCGCTCCTGCGGAAGACGACTACTACGAAAAGTCGGGGTACGCGATGCCTGAACCCGCTGTGCCTGTCAAGACGACGCCTCCCACGTTGGAACAGTACGCCGCCGAGCGCATTTCGCTTGCACAAAACCAACTTCCCGCGCCTGACGTAGCAGGGTACGTTAGCTACCTGATGCAGGACCCCACGAAAGCCGCCCAGATGGTCAAGACCCGCACTAAGATGCCGGATTTGACCCGTCGAGAGAACGAGGCCGTGCTTGGAGCGCTAAAACTGCAGCTTGACGCACTTGAAAAAGCAGGCGTAAAAGAAACCAAGACCGAACTGCAGCAGCGCCAAGCAGACCTGCAAGCGCAAAAGACGACACCCGATACCGACCCGCTGGCCATGCTGCGCGAGTCCGAAGCAGAGGTGGAGCAGCAGCGCGCGGAAGGGGAGTCGAACTTTGACTACCTCAACGACATGTTTGGCCAAGCGTTTGAGAACCAAGCACCGGCCGTAGCTGCACCAGAAGGGCTGCGCCCAACGCCTGCTGCGCCGACCATCAAGCGCACGGTGGAGAAACTGATTGCTGACAGGGATCAAGCTGAGCAAGACCGCGTTGCGGCCAATCTTGCCGGTGAGCGTGCCGCCGCCCGGGCAGCTGCCGAGCGTGCGGAGCAGGCCAAGACTGCGCTGAACCGTGTTTCCAAAGAAGTTGGTGACACTGCGCCGTACGCTGCCGCCATCGTCAACAACCGCAACGTGCAGGAGAAAGCACTGTTCGATCTGGAAGACGTGCTGGACAAAATCAAGCGTGGTGCGGTGCTGGGCGGCGAAACCACAGAAGAAGCCACAACGACTCGCGCAGCGCTGCAGGCGCAGGCCGACGCAGCCAAAAAGACATACATCCGCGCCGTGCTGGCCGAGGCTGCAGCACACCGCCGGGCCCAAGGAACACCGGCCATCGACACCGATGCGGCGGTCAAGGCTGCGTCTGAAATGGACGCAGCGCTGGAAGAATTGATTGTGCGCATGCAGGCCGCGCCTCGCCGCGAGTCGCTGCAGGAAGTCATCACCAAACCCGCACAGGTTCGCGGCACAGAGGTGGTGTCCGAGGCTGAAACAGAAATGCGCGACCTGCGCCCTCTGGAAGAGCGTCGCTTTGGTGCACCTGCCGAGGCCGTCAAAGTCATCCAAGAACAGCTGGCCAGTATTCGTGAGGCGCTGAGCAATGCCCGGGGCGAAGCCCGCAAGATTGAGGCGGAACCTCTCACGCGCCAGTACGCCAGCACGGAGGCCAAGAAAGTGGCCGAAGCCAAGGGCGAGACAGCCACCACGGTTGGTGGGGAACTGCGTCGACGCACAGAGTACGTGCGCGACCTGATGGGTAAGCCTGCCCGCAGCGTGTTGATCCCGCGTGTGCGCGAGCTGTTGAACCGCGCCGCCGATGTCATGGACGAAGGCCGGGCAACACGTGATTTGTTGGAAGCTGTTGAGAACGTGGCTTCTCGCTTGGCGGATGGTCGACGCGTTAACCAAACAGATGCTCGTGAGATCAACGACGCGCTGGCTGCCATCAACAAGCAAGAACGAGAAGGTGAGCGTGTTGGCCGTGTTGAAGGTCAGGGCGAACTGTTTACTGAGCGGCAAGACCGCAACCGTGACGACGAGTCGCTGGGCGTTATCCGCCAGAGCTTTGCCAACCTGATGAAGTCCCCTCCAGTGATGAAGGGTCGTGCCGCTATTGAGCAAGCCAAGAAAGCTGTGGCTGATGCCAAGGCGCGGGCTGAAGCGGAGCAAAAGAAAAAAGGCGAGCAGCAAGTGCGCCGCCTTGCGGAAATGGAAGACGCGGTTGAGGCACAGCGCCAAGACTTGCAGAGGGCCATCAACAACGCCATGGACGCAGAGCGCGGCGCTCTGTCTGCTGCGGCCAAGATGCAAGACGCCCCGGTGGTGGCTGCACAAAAAGAATTGGAGAGCGCCAAGAAAGACCTTGATGCTCTGCAGGCCAAGATTGATGCCGCGCCAGATTTTGCGGAGAAGCTGCAGTACGCCAACGATTTGATCGCGCAGCGCAAAGCACTTGACGATGCCCAGACCGCGCTGGATAGCGAGATTGCCCAGAGCCAAGCCACGTACGATGGCGCTGTGTTGGTTGCTGCTGCGCACCGGGATTCGATGGTGCAGTTTGAGCGCAAGGCGCTGGAGAAGTTTGAGAAGCGTTTGGAAAAGCTCCGGGGCGAGGCAGGGGTCGAGGTTGCTTCTGTTCAACGAGAAGCGGCTGAGCAACGCGCACGCGTGGCCAAAGCAGAGAACGACGCCCGTCTTGCTGCGGAGAGTGCTGGGCGCGAGAAGCGCAAGCTGGAGCAGCGCCTGCTGTCAGGTCTTGGCCTTGAAGGCGTCAAGCGTGTTGGCGGTGAGACTGCAGTCATAAAGTCCGACACAGATAAGGCGGTCGATGCCGAGCGCAAGAAGGCGCGAGACAACCTCGAACAAGCCATGGAGACGCTGGGCCGCAAGCAAGACGTCCCGCAAATTGCTCGCGCAACGAGCCCGGTGACACGCGATGTGACCAAGCCCGGCCGTTTGGAAGAGTCGCGCAAACCCAAGCAGACCAACGTGGCTGTCACGCAGGCGGAGATGCAACAAGCAAACCGCATTTCGGAAGAAGCGCGTTTGGCCAACGAGGACGCAGCACGCATCCGAAACATGTCGGAGAAAGAGCGCAAAGCGCAGGAAAAAGAAGAGAAGGCGCTGGCCAAGGAGCTGGCCAAAATCAGAGGCAGCGTGTTCCGCGTGTCCGGTGTTCGCGGTAAGGGCACCACGCCCGAGCGGTTGCAGGCCATCATCAAGCAGATGACGGCCGACTGGAAGAACGTGCCCACCATTGTGATGGCCGAGACCTACAACGACTTGCCCGACAACATCAAAGCGCAAGCGAAAGCCGATGACGTCGAAGGCTTTATCCCCGGGGTGTACGACACTGAGTCGAACGTGGTGTACTTGGTGGCCGAGAACCTGCCTACCGATGCCGACATTTACGCCACTGTGGCGCACGAAGTTGCAGGCCACTTCGGTCTGCGCGGCATGCTGGGCGGCGACTACACCAAGGTCATGGACGACATCTACGCGGGCAACCCCGCCGTGCGCGAGCAGGCCGACGCCAAGATGAAACGCCTGCCGTCGCTCACACAGCAGACCGCCACAGAAGAAGTGCTGGCCGACATGGCAGAGCAGGCCCCAACACCGGCCACGCGCTCCGCACTGGGCAAGATCGTCAAGACCATCAAAGACTGGTTCAACAAGACGTTCAAGGGCGTCAAGGTGTCGGACGAAGCCGTGATGCAGATCGTGGCCAACGCTCGGGCGTACGTGATCGAAGGTAAAGGCGGGCGTGGCGGCACAGCGCCGACTGCAGCACCAGCGTACCGCTCCAAAGAACCCGCTCCTGCCAACGCTATCGAGGCGCTGTCTCGGGACATCGTGGCCCAGCCCAAGACGCTCAAGCAAAAGCTGGGTGACTCCGTGGCGCTGCAAGCTGAGATGCAGGCGGTCGACATGCGTGCCGGGCTGCGTGAGGTGCTCAAGGCAGGCGCTGCCGAAATGGGTGACGACACCGAGTTCACGCAGGCCATGTACAACGTGTTGAAGGCTGACCAGAAAATGCCCGTGGCGTACACCGTCATGAGCATGGGTCCGCTGGAGTTGTACAAAGACGCCAAGGGCTTCTACGGTGTGCGCAGCACCAACAAGCACAGCGCCAAGGACGTGTTCGATGCCATTGCAGACATGCCCGGCACCGACACCCAGAGCAAGATCGACGTGGCCACCACGTACATGATCGCCCAGCGTGCAGCCAACAAAGGCCTGTCGAAGCTGGACCTCGGGGAACTGGGCGTGACGCAAGAGAAGCTGGACGCTGCCATGGCGGCTGTCGAAGCCGACCCAGCGCTGGAGAAGTCACTCGAAGCCGTGCGCCGTGCGTACAACGCCTACAACAAGGGGCAGATCAGTTTCTTGGCCGCTTCTGGTGCTATTCCAAAACAGGTTGCTGAGAAGTTGCTGGCCGGTGGGGACTACGTGCCTTACTACCGCGTCAAGGACAACGGCATGGCCGAGCTGAACTTTGGCAACAACACGATGGTCTCGATCGGTGACATCCGCCGCCAGCCGTACCTCGCGTCACTCAAAGGTGGTGAGACCAAAATCTTGCCGCTCAACGAGTCGCTGCCGCTGAACACGTTCTTGCTGACCGACATGGCGCTGACCAACATGGCCACAAAGAACGTGGCCTACGCGTTGCAGGCCATGGGCAAGAAGTCCGACGTCATGCAGATTCACTCCGGCACCGGTCCGGCTGACCCGGGCGTGATCCGTTTCAAGCAAGAGCCCGACCCCAACAACGAGAAGGACACAGGCGAGCGCTGGCTCAAGGTGGAGACCAAAGGCACTGCGGCCGAAGGCGTTCCTGCTGAGTTGTTGGTGCAGAGCTTGGAAGGCTCCCACTTGGCGCTGCCCGAGTTCTTGAAGCTGGGCGGTGTGGCTGCCGACTTGTTGCGCTCGGGCGTGACCCGCACGCCGCTGTACATCGCACGCCAGTTGATCCGTGACCCCATGGCTTCTGCGTTCACGGGCGGTCTGAACTACAACGCGTTCACTGCCGTGCTCAAGGCGGGCAAAGAGTTCGTGCGCATGAACCGGGGCACCAGCGACGCTCAGATGAAGCTGCTGGAAAAAGGCTTGGTGCAGTCCGGCATCTTTGCGGGCGACACTTCGGACATGAAAAAGATGGCGCTGCAGATCGCCAGCGGCAAAGACCAGAGTGTTCTGGACAAAGTGTTTGCTGCGGCTGACCGTGCCGCGCTGCGTGCCGATGCTGCCACACGCTCGCTGGTGTACGAGAACGCCGAGGCCAACGGTCTGTCCGATGTCGAAGCCGACATGATGACCATGGAGTCCATGAACTTCTACAAGCGCGGCCTGTCCCCCACGCTGCAGTACGCCAGCCGCTTGATCCCGTTCTTCAACGCCCAGATTCAGGGTCTGAACGTGTTGTTCAAGGCAGCGCGGGGCAACATGCCGTTTGAGGAGCAGCAACAGATCAAGCGCAAGTTCTTCAACAACGCCATGCTGCTGGTGGCCACCGGCCTCGTTTACGCCATGGCCATGGAAGACGACGAGACGTTCCGCAACGCACGCCCACGGGACAAGTACACCAACTTCTTCTTGCCAATCCCCGGGTTGGACGAGCCGATCAAACTGCCTATCCCGTTCGAGGCGGGCTACTTCTACTCGTTGGCCGTGGCCGCTGTGGACGGCATGCGTGCCGAGACCGACAGCAAAGAGCAGTGGCAGGCAATCAAGGACCTGTTCTTGAACTCGATCCCCGGGTACTCGTCCATGGGCATCCCACAGATCGTCAAGCCTGCGTTCGAGGTCTGGACCAACAAGAACTTCATGTCGGGCAACGACGTGGAGTCCCGCCGCTTCCAAGGCATGGACCCAGAGGAGCGCTACAACGCCAACACCACGGAGCTGGCCAAGTCGATGAGCAAGGCGCTGCCTATCTTGTCCCCCATCCAGATCGAGCACTTGGTGCGCGGCTACTTGGGCGTCTTGCCTCTGGCCGCTGCTGGCGCAGCCAACGGGTTGTTTGCCCGGGAAGGCAAGGGCGAGGCCCCAGAGAAGCGCCTGTCCGAGCTGCCGGTGATTGGTTCAGCCTTCCAGAAGAAGTACGGCGGAGCCGACAAGGACGTCGCCTACGAGATGGCCAAGGAAGCCATGGACGCCAAGACCACGCTCAACAAGATCATGGCAGAAGGACGCCGGGAAGACGCCGTGGCCTACCGTGAAGAGAACCGTGCGCGTCTGGCCGTGGCCTCTGCTGCTGGGCAATACCGCCAGCTGGTTGGGCGCATCAACGCTGACCTGCGCAGAACTCAGGAGCGCAGCGACCTGACTGCCGCTGAGAAGCGCGTGCGGATCGACAATCTTGAGAAGGCGGCAGACGAGGCGGCGAAACGCTTCACCCAGCGCGTGCGGCAGGTGAAGGATCAGTGAGGTGGGCGCGGGGGGCGGTAGAACCAAACCCCGAGCATCCCGTCTTTGATGACGGCCACGGCTTTGATACGGAGGCGCTGAGCTACTGCTGAGCGCAACCCGAGTTCTCGGGCTTTCTCCGTATCAATGGCCGGGACAAAAAAGCCCTCACCCGGCTGCAGGCGGGACCAAGGGTAGTTCGGCTTCATCAATGTCGTCCGCCCTGCGGCTGATGTGCATCACGTTGACGCGCATGTTGGGTCCGTTGGTCTTGGCCAGCATGTCCTTCTTCGTGTAGCTGACGTGCCAGCCGACCTTGGCTTCGAGCTGCTTCTTGAAGTCGGCGTAGCCGAAACTCATCGAAACGCAGTGCTGCTTGAGCAGCTGCTCCTCAATGAAATACTCGACAAACCCTGTCTGCAACGTGTTGTGCTCAATTCGGCCCAGCACGCGGTTGCGCGTGATCGACTTCTCCACGGTGTCCCCGGTGCCCCATGCGGTGAGGATGCGCTTGTCGTCGGTCTTCCACAGCACCACGAAGCTGCCGTAGTTGTCCCGGGTGTAGGCGTTGAGCACGTCTTCCGCCGTGCGCACGCTGCGCCGCAAAACACCACGAGCGTTCTTGACCAGCTCCTTGAGCGCTTCGAGCACGCCGTGGACCGGCACGTTCAGCAGGTTGGCATACTTGGGGCCCGTCAGGATCGCCGCCGTCAGGATGTTGGTGCAACCGGCATGCCAGTAGCGCTCATCGTCCACGAACTCGAACTCCTGCTTGACGCGCTCGTGTGTGCGCCGCCACATCTCCGCGCAGACTTCTTGGTTCTTGACCATCCACCGGACCCACGCTTCGCCCGCCACACCGTAGTTGCCTTTGATGTGCTTGAGCACTTCGCGGTCTTCGTCAGTCCACTTGAGCGCTTGGTTCGGTGTCCACTCCAGCATGCGCAGCATCTCGCCGTTGGAGCTGTGCTTGCGTGCGCCTGACATATAGTCGGTCAAGTGCGTGTTGGAGGTCATCGTGCAGGTCAGCTTCCAGATGCTGTTGTTGACACGTTCCTTGTTGGAGCCGGACTCCATGCGCTCCTTGCCTTGGCCTTCCGTCAGGTCGAAGATGAAGGTCGGTGCCCACTCCAGATCGCCACGCGCCTTGCTGGTGATCTCGTCGATCAGAAGCGGCATGCTGTTGAGCAAGCCTGCGCGTTGTTGCATGGCCACGGGGGATGTGCCCTTGCCTGTGCGGTATCGAATGGGGTGCCCCCAGACGCCAGCCTTGACGCTCAGCGCGAGCGACTTACCCGTGCCTGACTCCGTGGAGCCGATGTGCCAAACAAAACCCTCATGCTCCGAGAAGCGCATCAACGGGCAGCCGAAGCTGTCGAGGCACATGGCCAGCATGGTGTTCATCTTGCGCTTGGCCATCAGGTCCCAGACTTGTCGCCAGTTCTCCAGCGTGCCGTGGTTGCCTGTGCGTTCGTTGATGTTCTCCAGCCCGGGCATCGGCACCGTGATCTCTCGGCCGTCAGGCGTGAACACGCGGTAGTTGTAGACGAACGATCCGTCTTTCTGCCATCCGCACTGCAGCGGTATGTCCACAGCCTTCTTGGCCAATGACGCCTCTTCCACGCAGGCCCGGACGTAATCGAACAGGTTCTGGTCGTTGCCCTTGCCGTAGCTGGCAATGATGTTCTGGCTGGCCAAGAACTTCACGGTCTCGTCCTTCGACACCACGTGCTTGCTGGGCATCGTCACGTTCTTGGCACCCATGGGGTGCAGCGCCACAATGTGCACAACGTAGTCAGCCTCTTGCTTGAGCATGTCCACGACAAACATGTCGTAGGCCAGAATCTGAATCTGCTTGGTGAACTTCTTGCCTTCGCCGTCCTTGTCCTCGCGCTCACAGTAAACGCCACCGTTGGTGCCGTAGCTGAACCCGCGCGGAGCCTTGGGTCTTCTGACCTTCTGGTGTGGGGATTCCTCCCCCATGTCGATGTCCGTGGCCTCGTCTGGCATGTCGAACATCAAGTCCACATCGTCCGGCACGTTGGGGGCTTCGTAGTCCACCACAACGTCTTTCTCAGTGTTGTCGGTCTTGATCTCGCGCCCAAGCGCCAAGGGGTTGGTGATCTTGCCGAAGTGTGGGCAGCTGTTGCACAGCCCCGGGTTCTCGCCATCCATCTTCGTGCAGGGGTATGGGCCCTTGATCTCGGACAGCTTCTGGCGCATGCGCTCGGCGGGGTAGGGGTGCAGGTCGCTCAACCACTTGGACCAGTCTTCGCCGTCCTCACAGACCTTGGTCCATGAAAGCATCCCGCGCCAGATCGGCTCAAGGCCGTCTTCCTTGGGGTTGGCGATGTAGTTGGCCAACTGTGCGCAGCCGGTGCCAGCTTCTGTGCGAGCGTGGATGTTCTCGAACAGCGTCACGCTATTTTGCATGAGCTTGATCTGCGCTGCGTTGGGCTCACGTTTGAGTCGGCGTCCGGGAATGGCCTCGAACTTTGGCGCTTGCATCTCAGGCACCAGAACGTCATTGATGACAGTTCCTATCTGCTCCAGCGAGAAGATGTCGCCTGTGCTCATGAGCTTCACAGGCCGGGGTGTGTCGTACTTCTTTTTGAAGTTGGTTGTGCCCGGCACGCGCAGCACACGGGCCGCGTCTGCTGTCACCGTCATGTCGATGCGCAGGTCTTCTTGTTTGCACAGCCGCTTGAAGTTCTCAGCAACAGGTTTCCAAGAGGTGATGTCGACCTCTTTGTCCAGCGGCCAGTAGCAGTGCAGCCCACCGCCCGAACCCACTACCCACGGGGTGCCCAGCGCGGCCAAGCCGGTCTTGTCCAGAAATGCGCTGAGCGCCAGCGCCGCATCTTTCTTTGACGCATACCCGTCCATGTCAACAAACAGGGCCTTCACGAACTGCGCGTTGTCAGCCAAGCGTGAGCCGGACTTCTCGAACGTGGCCAGTGCGAAGTAGACGTCCTTGTTTGCGCCGTGCCACTTGTTTATGGCGGGGTCAAGCGTCTCGATGTCTTCAGCATATTTGTGCTCCTTCTTTGTTGTGCTCAGTACTGCCGCGCAATAGTACCC